GACCTCACAGAGTTTGACGGAAGCTGACATCGGCGCGCTGGTCAATCTCGTCGATGCTGCTCCTGATGGCGCTTACGGCGTGTCGCGGCAGACTGTCGGCGCCTCTGGTGGAGGCGCGGCGCAGTTCCGTGTCGAGCGCATCCTGCAGAAGCCTCAGCGTCACGTTGATGGCAACAACAACACGACTGGCTACGACCTCAGCGGCACCGGCCAGTACGCAATTGTTTTGCTCAAGCCGATGAAGCACGAGCGTGGCGGCAGCGCCATGGGCGTCGCGGTCTAAGGCAGTCGTCAAACCAACTCGGAGTAAATTGAGGAGACTACTGTCATGGTTATGACCCGCGCGCAGTTTGTGCGTGATTTGCAGGACGGCATCAACGCTCACTTCGGGCTCGAATATAACGAGCACCAGGAGGAGTGGTCACAGATTTTCGAGAAGCGCACGTCAAAGCGCGCCTTTGAGGAAATCGTGCAGCGTGTCGGCCTCGGTGAGGCAGTCGAGAAGGCCGAAGGCGGTGTCATCCAGTTCGATGCCGGCGCTGAAGGCTGGACCAGCCGCGTCACCTTCTCGACTTACGCTTTGGCGTTCGCGATCACGGAAGAGGCGATCGACGACGGCATCTACGCCGACCTCTCTGAGGTCTACGGCAAGGAGCTGGCGAAATCGCTTCAGAACGCGGTCGAGGTCCGCTGCGCCCGCATGCTCGGCAAGTCGTTCGATACGAACTACAAGGGCGGCGACGCAAAGCCTCTGTGCGCCAGCGATCATCCGCTTTGGGGCGGTGGCGCGCTGTCAAACAAGCTCGCGACGTCGTCGGATATGTCCGAGGAAGCGCTGGAAGATGCCATCATCCAGGCGAGCGGCTTCGTGAACGATCGTGGTCGCCCGATCGTGGTCAAGATCAAGCAGCTCATCATCCCGCGACAGCTCGTCTTCCGCGCCGATCGCCTGCTCAAGACCGACAAACGGTCTGGCACGGCGCTGAACGACATCAACGCCGTCAAGCAGGGCAAGTACATTCCCGGCGACTACGCCGTGAATCACTACCTTCTCGATCCCGATGCGTGGTGGCTCCAGACTGATGCGAAGCAGGGCCTCACGTTCTGGGAACGCAAAGGCGTACGCCGCGGCATGGAGAAGGAATTCTCCACCGGCAACCTTCAGTACAAGGCCAGCCGTCGCTTCGGCACGTCGTGGGGTGACTTCAGGTGTGTCCTCGGTTCTGACGGTTCGCCCGTCTAATCGAGGCTCTGACAGCCGAGACGATCAAAGCCGTGGGGCGCGTCCCCACGGCCTTTCCAAGCGGGGGGATGGAATGGAATTCGGCGAGCTGATCGACGAAGCATTCGAGCAGGCCGGCCTTGATCCGGCCTCGATCACGCACCGCCACATCTCGTCACTAAAGCGATCTCTCGACCTTCTTTACATCGAGATCGAGAATGAGGGCGTCGAACCCGAGTATCGGACCGACACCGAAATCTATCCTCTTGCCGTCAACCAGGGCGGCATCATCCTCCCCGACGACACGATCGACGTCGCTGACGTCTCTTTCCGATCCGCTTCCGGCGGTGGTCAGGTCGACGGTCCCATGCTTCGCATGAACCGGGCCGATTACATGGGTTACGCGCGCAAGGATCAGAGCGGACGCCCAAGTCATTTCTGGGTCGCAAAGTCGAGCCCGGCCGAGATCATCTTCGTCGATGGCGCGCTCAAGATGTCGTGGGGCGCGACTGGTGTTCCGGTGCGCCATGCCGATGGTGGAGTAGGCAGCGCCGACGACGTCGGCAAAGACAAGCGCGTGCTGATCCTCTGGCCGGCGAACAGCCTTGGTGCCACCTCTGTTGTCGTAACGCGGGTGCGCTGGTCGAAGCCGGCCGGTGGCGTCCTCGACGACGTCGACGGCTCGCGCGCCTGGCTCGACACGATCGCTGTCGGGCTCGCCGCGCGCACGGCGCAGAAATTCAACTATGAGCGCTATGGCGACCTGAAGTCCGAGTTCGAGATGAAGCTCCAGAAGCGCGTGCAGTCGGAAGACATGGCGCCGCTTAACATTTCTTATCGCTCCTTTGGTCTTCCACGACGGAGGCGTCGCTAATGCGTGGCGGAGATCGCAGGGGCGTCGCTTGGGACGATCGCTACGGCCACAAGGTTCGCGGTCGGACACTCCAGCGCGACTTCTACACTGGCGCCCTGACGGTCGATCCCGACCCAATGCACCCCCAGGACATGGTTTCGCCGCCCGGTCCTGATGGCTCCGGCCGGCCATACGTGCCTGGACCGGAGCACGCTATTCCCGACAATCAGGTCATTGGCGTGGCGATGGTCGACGACGTGACGTTTCAGCGATCTCCGTGGCCGCGCCTCGCTTTTAATCCAGCAATCCGCTTCGACGTTGAGAATTTCTGATGGGCTACACCACGACATACGATGATCTCGTCGAAGAGGTGCAGGTTATCGTCGAAAGCACCAACGATGAGTATGTCGAGCAGCTGCCGAGGATCATTGCGCGCGCCCATGATCAGGTACAGCGCGATCTGGACCTCGCGATGTGGCACGCCATCGTTCCGATCGCCAATGCGACGTCACGCATTCTGACGCGCGATCTTTCGTGGCTCAAGGTTCTTTCGATCTACATCCCGAGTACCGGCAAATTTGTCGAGAAGCGATCTCTCGACTACGTGCGGGCCTGCGGCGGCGTGACAGGCGTGCCGAAGTATTGGGCGGATCAGTCTGAGACCGAAATCCTCATTGTTCCGGCCCCAACCGTGGCCGCGCCAGTGTCGTTTGAAGTCGACACCTTGAAGCGTCTCGCCTCGATCGACGAGGACAATCAAGAATCGTGGATCACGAAGAACGCGGCTGATCTCCTTCTCCTACAAACACTGATTGGGTCTGAGGTCTTCCTCGTCGGAGGAGAGCGCGTCACCGAGTTTGCTGCGCTTTACAAGCTCATCGTGACATCGGCGGTCGATGAGCTGAGAGGCACTGGCCGAAATGAGTATGAGCCGACGCGTGAGGCATCGAAGCCGAGCCTGGAGAAAACAACGTGAAGGCATGGATCACGAAGAGCTTCGCCCTTGAGTGCTTCCAGGGCATCCACGACTTTCGTGGCGACATCATCAAGATGGCATGCTTCGCACCGGGCGCTCCCATCGATGTCGAAACTGCCGCCTATGACGTCTATTACGAGACGTCCGGTCCCGGCTACGTCTCGGGCGGTCAGATCGTCAGCATTGTGGATGGGTATCCGCGGATCGACGAGAATCTGGCCGGGGTCCGCTTTGAAGACGTGATCTGGCCTGGGCCGGCTACTTTCACCTACAGAAAGGCGTTGATCTATAACGCGACTAAAGACAACAGGTCGATCATCGCTATCGATTTTTCGCTCGATCGCGGGCCACTGAACGCAAGCCACAAGATCAGCACGCCCGTGTTTGCGCCACCGGTTCTCGCCATGAGCTTCGGGCTCGTCTAAGAGCATTCGTCGTCACCCAATTTACGTTTCCGGCAACGGGTGACGCATGGCATCAACGCCCTCTCCATCTCTGCAACTCGAAATCCCTGACAACAACAGCTATCGCGGCGAGTGGGCGGACGTCATGACGCGCCTGCTCACGCAGATCGATGGCGCGATTGCTGGCGCCACAGAGATCGAGACGACCGGCGGCAACGTGGTCCTCAGCGATGATGAGTACGTGACGAACGATACACGCCAAGCGATACTTATCGTCTCCTGCGCTCTCGCTTCCAACTGCACACTTTTCGTTCCGGCACGCAGCAAGCGGTACGTCGTCGTCAACAAAACGACAGGGGCATTCTCCCTCTTCATCAAAACGGCGAGCGGCGATCCGATGGCGTGCCCGGCGCAGGGCTCCGTGGGTGAGTTGCGCGCTGCTGGTGATGGCTCGATCTATCGCATCGGCCCCTACGTCAACCAGATTACCGGCGCGATCACCTCAGCCACTTATGCCCTCCAGTCAGCTCTGAATGCCGAAATCGAGCGTGCATCCGAGGCAGAAGGCGAGCTAGCCAAGCTCGACGGTTCGCGCTCATTCATCGCTCCGCAAGCCGGTGTTGATCCGACCGACAACAATCACTTTGCGACGAAGCGGTACGTCGACAATCTCGCCGGGATTCAGGACGACATCTTTGCAACGACAGGCTCGTCGACAGCCTACGTCGTCACGACTGGCCGCAACCTCTCGCTTTTTGATGGCTTGGCGCTCACGGTGCTGCTGCACGCCACCAACGGCCAATCGCCGACACTTGTGGTCGACGGAAGTGCGGCAAAGCCGATCCGAGGCTTCACGGGCAAGCCCCTGCCGCCCGGAATCGGCATCCAGGGCTCGCCCTATCGAGTGATCTACGTCGCGGCGACGCAGGAATTTCTCCTCTCCGGCTTCTTTGACAACCCATACCAGATTCCAGTTGGCGGCTTTCTCTTGTTCTGCTCGACGAATGTGCCCAACAGCAGGTTCGCACTTCCGTTCGGACAGGCAATTTCTCGCACGACCTATGCCACGCTCTGGAACCTCATCGGCACCACATTCGGCGCTGGCGACGGCGCGAGCACTTTCAATCTCCCCGACTTCCGCGGGCGCTCCTTTGTCGGGCTCGACAACATGGGTGGTGCCGCCGCGGGTCGCATCACAGAAGCCGGTAGCGGCATAATCGGAACGACAGTCGGCGCAATAGGCGGAGCCGAGAAGGTTTTTCTGGCCCGATCAGCACTGCCGAACGTGCAGCTTGAATTCTTCGGCGATGCTCTTGATGCCCACGGTCATCCCGTACAAATCGGCCTTGGCGGAACGCAGACATCGAAGGCCCTCGGCGGCTTTGCGCAAGACGGGAATGGCTCTTCGGCGCCGGCCTACACCGGCGCGCCTTCCAACGTCTCCGGCCACCAGCTCGGCGGCGCCAGCGCCGGCACGCCGTCAGGCACCATCGAGAGCATGAACGGCAACGTCGTTCAGACTCCGGTCAACAATATGCCGCCCGTTATTGTTCTCCCAGTGCTACTGAGGGTGATCTGAGATGTTCACTCCGGTTCCACTCAGTTTGCCGCCCGGCATCGTTCGCAACGGGTCGAAATTCGCGGAGAAGGGGCGCTGGTACGCGTCCGATAAGGTGCGCTTCGTCAACGGCGCTCCAGAGCGCTGGAAAGGCTGGCAGCGCGCCGCCAACGATAGCATTGGCGGCCCCGCTCGCGGTGGTGTTGACTGGCGTTCGAACGACGGCGAGCGGTGGGCTGCATTCGGCACTGTCGACAAGCTCTGGCTCTTCAATAACGGCACGCTCTACGACATAACGCCGGACGATCTCGGCGCTGGCGTCATTGACACGATTGGTGGAGAGACGGCTTGGGGTGAGTTCGAGTGGGGCGCAACGACA